CTCTGAAATAGCAACAGCCTTTTCGATTGCTTCTCCTGTATCAACTGCTGTTTCATCAACAGCAACAACTGCTTCTGCAGCTGGAGCTTCAACTTCAGTAACTTCTGGAGCTACTTCTGTATTTTCTTCTGTCATTTTATTACCTCCTTCATTTTTCTTCATTGTTTCAACACCAACGTTAATTGGTGAAATCTTTTTAGCTTTGTTTTGATCTGGGTATAGATTAATTGCAGTTGAGCTATTAACTACATTATCTGAATCATGTGTTGTTGCAGCATGATCTGGACCTGGAGCATCATCCTTCTTGAAATAAGAATCAATTACTTTTTCAATTGCCTCAAACTTTTGAATATCTGCTTGTTCTACCCAGCCAACATTTGTCATTGCGTCTCCGCATACTGAGCAATTCTTTTGCATCTCTGATGTTGTTGATGCAACTTCATCTTCCTTACACCAGAAAACATTTTCTAATACTGTTGCTTTTGCCATCTTTTGGATAGAAAAGAAATTAGCTAATGGATTTGCTGGTGAATCTACCAAACTTAATTCATGTAAGTCGTAGTTGTGAATAACTCTACGTTCTTCTTGTCCGTTATCAGACTTTTCCATCTTTGCATCTACAATATTCCCGCCAATTGAGAAACCAGAATATGTGCCATCAAGAACTTTTTCCCAGGCATCCTGTGCACCCTTTGAAATATATGCAGTTACATAAACACCGCTATACTTCTTTCCAGTAGCTTTGTCAAAGAAAGAATCTTCTTTAAAATCAATCATCTTACCTACAGCAGATGGTCCATGCATCTCACGGATATTACCTCTGAAATTTTCAAAAGCCTTCTTGCTTGCATCTGCAGTTACAATATCTCCATGACGATCTACGTTATCTAATGACGCAAATCCTGAGACAGTTCTTTTTTCCTTGTTTACCTTTGCAATTGGAAAGGACAAGGCCATTGATGATTCGCTGTTGTTCCAGTACGTTTTCTGTAGTTCCATATGTATTTTAAATAATAGCAGTGTTTATAATTAACTCATAATTTACAGCTTATATTATTCCTGTTTTCTACCTTCTCCTTGAGGGTTTCTTCCACCACTCATTTTGTCTGGTGCATTAAGATTTCTCTCTTTATCCCGAGCCCTTGTACCCTTTGCATCAGTCTTTGTTTCTGCTGCATCTTGAGCATTAAGATCTAGTGGAACATCTCCGCCTTCAATTGGTGCACGACCCAATCTTGAACGAACTTCATTTGGAAGAATTACCTTGTTAACAAGATAAGAAGCATCAATTCTTGATTGAGTTTCCTCATCTGTAAGAGCCAATTCTTCAAATCTAAGCACGAAAGCGTCAGTAAACTCAGCCATAATTTTGTTTAACTTATACTCAAGCTCTTCTTGCATAGGACGACATACCTGCTCTTTAAATGTCTTGTCAGCATCTTTAGCATTTGCCAAAGACACATCTGCAGGCATACCTATCTTTGAAATAGGAACACGGTGAGCAATAAGAATACGATCTCTGTTTTCAACAGCGTAATTCTTGAATGAAGAATCTTGTACGCCTGCCTCTACAGGGTCCATCTTAAACTCTACACGGCCCTGATCACCATCGGATGGTAGGGGGATATACAAAGTTCTATGATTGCGTCCCTTAAGGCCTGTTTGGAAAAATTCAAGAAGCTTACGCTCAGAATCAGATGTAAGCTTTGCACCTTTAACAGTAATAATATAACGAGGTACAGCTTTGTTTTCAAAGTAGTCTAGGTTAAAACGCTGTGCAAATTCATCTCCAGCTACGGCATTCTTAGCAGACAAAATATCTGGAATTCCATAGTATGTGTTTGAAGGTGTAAACTTCTTAAAGTGAATAACTTCGTTTGGTTGTGGATCTGTACCAATTTGATCTGGAGTTTCTGTATCTCCGAAGTTTCTAAAGAATGTGTAACGGTTATAAACAACCTGCACAAAACCATCACGGTGACGACGAATACGCATAGTTGTTGTTGGAATATGTCCTAGGTATCCAATCTTTCCTGTCGCTGTGCGACCAACTTCAAGATAAGCATTACCTGTTGCTTCTAAATCTGTGTAAACCTTTTTCATTGTCTCTGAGAATGAATCATCTGAATTCATTGACTCAAGATACGCTCTTAATTCTACCTTTGCCTTTTCAATCTTTGAACGCAATTTATCCAGGCTCTTTGGATTATCAATTACTGCTTGAACCTTTTGAGTAATCTCAAATGTTTCTTCAAACTTATATCCCAAACCAATTACGTTTGCAACCTTAGCATTTACTGCTGAGTGATGATATGGAGATACATCATATAACTGTGAAAGATAAAGCATGTTATATGGAGGCTGAACAATTTGGAATAATGAATAACCTGTAAGGTCAAGTGGGTCTAACTTCTTAGACTTAGCATCATCTACACCTGTAAATGACTTTTCTAATCTTGTTGCTTGTCTACGGAAATTAGGGCTAAGTCCTTCTGACTTTCTAATCTCCCCCCAAGTTTGTGCAAATGGGTCTTCGAACGATTCTGCTTGTGGCATACTGAAACCAAAATCAACATTTGATTTAACCATGACTTCATTTGAGTCATCATCGCCATCATTCATAATTGTTACCTTGTGATCTATCATCCTAGATTCATCTCCCGCATTTCTTTAACGTATTCCATCATTGCTGGCATGTCTTGAGCATCTGGAATTAATCCCATTTCCCCACGCTGCTTTTGCTCTAAAAGCTCATCATCTGTAACTTGTCTGTGTCCAGAGAAAAATATTGGCTTGCCTTCCTCTAGTCCGTGATACTTTGCAGCATCTCTGAGTTTCTTGATTTGTCTAATATCGCCTTTGAGTGACGGGATGCAAAGATATCCACCTTCATCATCCATTACAAGTGATTCATCTGGCATCTGCCACATATATAATCCCCAGTTCACTTCATCAACTTGAGTAATCTTCATTTTTCCCATATATCAGATAATACCATTCTATATTGTTAAAGCCTAATAAATGTCAGGCTGATGTTCAAAATTTGTTAGATAGTGCCAGTAACTGGATGTGGGTATGCAATAAGTGGCTTCCCAGAGTTAAATGCTGTACTTGTACCTGAATACTCTGATAATGTTCCAATACTATTTGTTGTTCCCACCGCTGCTACTTGAGATGCTTTTGCAGTTAAATATTGAATATATCTTGCTGTTGCATTTGCTTGAGTAAAAGCAACTGGATATATTGTTATAAAACCATACGTTCCATATGAATAATTATTTAATAATTCATCTCCACCAAGATATATTGGCATTGATATTGAATTATTTAAGACGCAGGTAATATGATAAGATTCCCCTTGAGTTATTACCCGCCCAGTACTTATATCAACACCATTTACATATACATTTGCAAATCCAGATTGATACATTGTGCTTGTAGCAAAATCAATGTACAAGTTTCCATTACCGCCTAAAACGCTTAAAACGGACTGTATAGACGACGAACCTGGATTATCATACCTATACCAGAATTCTACAGTTTGATACGGCATTCCGCTTCCTACGGGCTTTATTTGGGCTATTGAGCTGAGGCCATTGGTTTTTGCAAGCTTAATTCCAAAATTTTGTGATCTGGCAAGCATGTTAAAGAAATTCTTTTTAATTGAATATGTATTTGGATTATAAGATCCAGAATGTGGGCTAAGGATAAATGCACCGCCATCTGAGGTTATAGACAAATCTTTATAAATAACTATAGATACATTTTCAGCTCTTGGTTGATTTGATAGAGATGAATCTGCACTAAATAAAGTTGCTTTAATGATAGCGTCTGTATAAAAAGCAAATGGGGTATCAGCAAGTTGCATTGATGGATCCCCGTTTTTTAATTGTGTCCATGTTGTTCCATAATCAAAAGATATATCAAATTTAACATACTTGTCTACTGTATATGTCAAATTATCGGATGAGCCTGAATTCCAAGTAACTCTAGAACCTGCTATATTGGCTATTTGAGATGTAGGTATGCTGTAGGTCCATGTCCCAATTTGAGATAATTGTAACCCAGTAGCAAATGTGGCTGTTATATTATCTACATTGCCATAATTTGAGTAAGTTGCTGGATCAGTATATCCTGAAAGAATTGAAACATTCTTAATACTTCCGACCAAAGGTGATGTTGTTTCTATGGAATATTCATTTCCAAAATACATATTATAGTTGTTAGATGAATATACGGGGAAGTTATATCCAGTGTTTGAACCTTTACCTGATAGGTAAATAGTTACAATATTGTTATTTATAGACATTCCAAAATTATATGTTCCAGGTGTGCTCTGGGCTGCAGGAACTTGTGCAAGTATGCTTAAAGAATCTGAGTATGGATAGTTTGTAGACTTTGAGTGTCTATATAAGGTTAGCTTATTATCTGTACTTTGCCCTAAAAATACCCAACCATCTTTATCAATATTATCTATAGAAAGTATTACAGCTGGTGAACTTGTTGTATTAGACTGCCAGTTTATTTGACCAAGTACTGATACGCCAGTTAATGGTGCGTAATCTGAAGCACTATTAAGTTTTGCAGATGCAGATCCTGTTACAGATAGTCCAATTGACGTTGTTAATGTTCCTGTTCCCGTTTGAGTTAATTGTGATAATTGCTTTAAAGTAAGTCCATTTTTATCAGTTATAACATTTGATAAATTTCCTTGAGAATATGTTTTAGGATCTGAAAAATCTTTATTAAATGCATACATATCACTGGATTCTTTTATATCTAAGAAGTAGCCAATTGATTGTTTAGCAAATGTTTGTGGAAGTGAATCATTCATGCCCCAAAGCATATGTGCTCTAATTTGCGGGGTTGAAAGAACATAATCATAAAAAGCTAGATTATTTACAACAAAATGTGAATCTGATTCAGATGGACCAATATTATATATAAAGTTATCCATAGTTGTAGAATCATTTGAGAATATAAAATTGTTTGGAATATTTATGCTATCTGAGTATATTCCATTTGCAGCAATACTTATCTGACCATTTTTGTAGAATGCAAAGATGTGCACTTGTGAATCCC